CATCAAGTTCCACATCTTGTAAACAAGCGAAGCAATCCAGAACCATTCTGAAATCACCTTTGTTACGAATAGGATATTCATGCTCTCCTATCGTAATGCTTGTAGGTAATTCAAACATTATGACTTTTTCTTATGGTCTTGTGGAATGTACTTGTCAGTATGTTTGTGAATACGATTCATGGTCTTTTCTGTTTCTGCATGAATATTATCAGCATACAGATTGAGAAGTTTCTGAATGATAATCTCATACATAAACTCTCCATTAAACATATCGAACATTGTACCATCTGGCACGCATACGTCTGATATAGGTGACTGGAATAAATCATCTATGATTTCTCGCATTTCAGAATCAATCAGTTTGACTTCTTCTGCCAGTGCATTACCATCAATCCGCTCTTCCAAATCATCATCATACTTAACAGTGACAAACTTATTAGAGAGTTCTACCATCTTGTCAGCAAGACCGTTAATACGCTCTATAATACCCATATCAGAGGTATTCAATTCGATAATACGATTATCGTCACCATCAATCCGAATCTTCTTCTTGATAGATAATGACAGGTCAATTATATTATTATTCATTGTTGTTTCCATTCTTTTATCTCCCATCTTTTAGTTATTTAATCCGGTGTAAATACAAAATCATCAGACAGCTTATCTACTGTACCAGTAGCAGGTGCGCCACTTCCGTTATAGTCATTAGACAGATATACAGAGATGGGCATATTTACGTTACTATCACCACCGATAGAATTGTAAGCAATCGTACAACCAGTATGGCACTCAGCTTCATACTGACCAGTCTCACCAACAAATGCGGTAATAACATAAATGGTAAAGTCATTGAGTTCGCTAACAGCATTACGCCTACGCTTATCATTCAGGAAAGCACCAAGTTTAGAGCCACCAAGAATAAGATACGGGTCGAAATTCTGCTGAGGCTGAGTTCTGTTTACATCCGTATAATTGATACCACGGATATCAGTTGTGGTTTCAATATCAGCATTATACTCAATACTGGAATCCTCAGTACGTGTACCAAGAATCTCTCTTACAGGGGATACAGAAGTACCCTCGCCTTCTTTCCACTCTGCTACAGTGATGAGCAGTTTACGTTCCGCTCTCTGGCGGTCTTTAAGATTAAACTGAGATACTGCCATTTTAGTTCTCCTTCCATATCATTTTACTTGTGTCAATATAGTTTATCACAATCGCTATGGTGTACATAGCAAGAGGGGGTGTTAATTCATCATTGATACCATCAAATCGAGGGGTATCAGTTGTAGTTTGTATGGAATCAATGTAACAATCTTCTCCGAAGTTCGGATAGTTTTGGATATCTTCTTGTTCATGTACCCAATCTATTAGGGCTTGTGCTTCTGCTAAATCGTCTACATTTTCATTTGGATATTCACTATCCTTAACCAAAGCCAAGTCCGTTATTGACTTAAAAGTAACAATGCTAAACGTATATCGTTTAGGAATGCTACCATCAACATATGGTCTTGTTGTAGTTACATCGTCAGCAGATGTTATTATTTGAACATTATCGTTTTTGGCATTTATAAGGTTAAAATATAGTGGGCTGTTAAGGATTTGAGGGCATTGTATGAGATAATCAATAACAGCTTGATTTTTGTCAATCATACATTTACACCTCTCTGTTTCCATACCCATTTAAGGTACTTTGTAATCTTTTTATTTGCCTCACTCTTAACTTGACCTTGATAAGCATTAGGCCAATGATGCCGAGTACCTTGTGTAAAATATCCAAAGTGCCATGTTATATCTGCATCATTTTCATTTGCTCGCCTATATTTACCATTGTCAAACACCCATACAGGTCTTAATGTTGCATCCCCAGATTCACCTAATACTCTATTTGTTGGGTATTTTGTTTTTGGAGAACGCCAACCTGCCGTATTGCCTACCCATCCTGGTAAGTTAGGACCATACACAATTCCATTGTATTGATATCTCGCATACTCTGTAGCTTGTGATTCACCCCATGTGATTTTATCAGGATAAACCTTTACAGATTCACGAAGCGCACCAGTTCTCATAGGTACATAGGGTTTTAGTATCTGAGCAATAATCTGATTACAGTTTTTC